TATAACTGCTATTCATCATAAAATAAACAGACTGTCCCACGAAATGGTTATGGAAGTAATAAAAGATTCTTTATTGGTAGATCAGGAAAGTATTAAGAGAGCTTAATTATGCAAAGAATTTTTAACAGAGATGGTTTTAATTGGTGGATTGGGGTGGTAGAAGATCGCATGGACCCTGAAAAAATGGGAAGATGTAGAGTACGTATTTACGGGTATCATACCGATAGTAAGGAAATATTACCTACCAAAGATCTGCCATGGGCAACACCTATACAACCAATTACCTCAGCAGCAATTTCAGGTATTGGTTCTTCGCCTCTAGGTCCTGTTGAAGGTACCTGGGTTATTGGTTTCTTTCTTGATGGTGAGGACATGCAGCAACCTGCCATCTTTGGTACTATTGCTACCAAGGCAGCTAAGAAAGCATTTAAGGTACAAGAAGAAAAACCTCAAGTATCTAATCCAAGTGATGGTGTACTTAAAGACGGTTCAGGTAATGTAGTTGTTGACGGTCAAGGTGAGCCAGTTAAGGTCGGTACACCAACTGTTGAAGGTTGGGAGCTTGGTCAAACATCTGAAAAATATGAATCCGGTGGCAAGGGTCCAGGTACGATTAATGCGTACAATGGAGGCGCAGGTGGCGATCTAGGTGGTGCATCTTACGGTACCTATCAACTTGCATCTTTCTTACCAGCAGTTATGTCGACAGGTAAAGCAAGACCATCAGCTAAAAACTCACCTGTTATTCAGTTTTTAAACAACTCTAAGTTTAAAGATAAATTCGCAGGGTTAGAACCTGCCACGGCTGCCTTTGATGCTAAATGGAAAGAGATTGCAACTACAAATGCTGCAGACTTTAAAAAAGAACAACACGATTATATTCAGAAAAAATACTACGATGTTGCATTGGCTAACTTACAGCGTCAAGGTCTAGATATGACCAAGTACGGACCAGCTGTACAAGATCTAATTTGGTCTGGAGCAGTACAATTTGGTCCTGCAAATACAAGAGCATTTACAGAAGCGTTAAGAGATAAGAGTACATTAACAGATAAAGATATTGTAACCTTAGTGAGTGAATGGAAAATTAATAATGTTGCTACCTTGTTTAAGTCAAGTTCAGCGTCCATTCAAGCCGGTGTTAAATCTCGTTATCAATCCGAAAAACAAGCATTACTAAATTTAATTAAATAATGGATCCGTTAATTACAAAACAAATTCAAGGGGTACTTGAGAACAATATCTTTAATAAGATAATTGCACTCAACCTTAATATTCCTAATCCAATTTTGAGAGCGGTAATCTCAAGGGTTGCAGAAGTTGGGGCTGTCGATATTGTTAAGCAAGTCACCCAGGCATCTAATAAACAGTTAACTGATATACCTAAGAATATTATTGGGCCTATTAATCCTGTTGACATTACTAATAGTAATAACAGCCCTATCACTATCAGTAATAATATAGATGGTATTATTCAACAGCAATTGCTTGCACAAACTACAGACAAAATTGTAACTAAATTACAGTCCCAGTTAAGACTGTCATTACCAACTGACAAGTTAGGTATTATTAATTTTGATGCTTTAGCAGCTAGTCTTGTACAGGGAATAACGCCTGCAGTTGGTAAGACCATTACTACTGCAGTCAGCGGGTTTGCAGATTCTATATTTGGTAGAGGTCAAAAGCCTAAAACAACTACTAATAATATTGAGACACTCTACAGTACTTTACCCCCAGAAGAAGCTTTATTAAAGACAGATGAGCTTTTTGTTTCTAGTGCAGCCACATCTGCCTTAGAAGAAGCCAAACGATTCGATATTAATTCAACTGAAAATAAAGAAAAGTTAGAAGTGTTGGATAAAGGGTTTACTGATCCTAATGCTAACTATCCTACAAAAGAGTATGCTGGTATTTCTGAAACAAATAAACTTGCACAGGGTGATAGTAGAGGTACGATAGTCCAAGAAAAAAATAGTAACAGAATGAAGGGTGCTAAGTTACCTGGTGGTGAGGCCTGGGATGAACCTGAATCAGCCTTTCGTGGTGCTTACCCCTACAATAAAGTAACACAAACTGAATCTGGCCATATTATTGAAGTTGATGATACACCGGGTTCAGAACGTCTTCACATTTATCACCGATCAGGTACGTATATTGAAATTGATGCTAATGGCTCAATGGTTAAAAGAACAAAGGGATCATCATATGAAATTATTGACCGTAATGGAAAAATATCTATCGCAGGTCGTGCAGACATTTCTGTTAACGGTGCTTGTAATATCTTTGTTGGTAATGACGCAAACATCGAAGTAGAGGGCGATACAAATATAACCTGTCACAATGATATTACTGCACAGGCTGGGGGAACATTTAATCTTTCAGCTGTAGAAGAGTTTAATATCGCAAGCGGCAATGTTAATATTGAAGCCTATTATACTATGAATCAAAAAGCAACTACCTTTAATATGCATTCAAAAGAAAATATGCATATGCGTAGTAATGCTGACATTAAAGTTCAAGCAACAAATCTTTATGACTTTGTTTCAGATACTGTATATACGCAAGCAGCCGGAGCTATTAATATTAAAGCTGGAGATAATACTAATATTGATTCAGGCGCAGCAATTAATTTGTTAGCTAGTAATAACGTTAATCTCGACGGTAGTCAAACCCACTTACAATCAGGTAATGCAGGTGCTGCTTCTGAATCTCAAGAAAGCATTATTGCCGGGTCATCTAATATTGGGGTTATAGCTGGAAGAAAAGATATTTCTGATAATGATAAAAATGATCCTCTGGTTCTTTCTTTAGCTGATAGTCGTTCTATTGCATTAGAAGAAGAAACTCAATCTCTTGAAGATTCTAATAGTCAAAAGAATTTAATTATAAGTGAAGGGTTTGCTAATGCTGCTGATCTATCAGAACCACCGACTGCTGTAGATAGTGCAACGGTTCAATCTGAACAGCAAAACTTTGTAGAACCAGATGTTAAGTTAAAAACAGTAACTCAACTACCAGGCAATTATAATCTATCGCCTAATTTTACAGTTGAGATGTTATCAAGTAAGGCAGCAGTTACCCGAGATCCTATCCGAGGTCATGAAAAAGCTACTTACGGTGAGATAGTTTTTAATCTACAGGCTATAGCACTCAACGTACTTGAACCAGTAAAGAAGATATATCCAAATATGTTTGTAACCTCGGCATTTAGAGATCCAGGAAATGCCTCTAATGCTAAGACCTCCCAGCATCCTCTTGGCCAAGGCGTCGATATTCAATTCAAAGGTATTACAAAGAAAGAATATTTTGAAATAGCCACCAAGCTTGCAAAAGTTCTTAAATATGATCAAATGATATTAGAGTACTGTAGCTATGCAAAAAACCCTTGGATTCATGTCTCCTATTCTGTTAAGAACAGAAGTCAGGTATTAACATTCTTTAATCATAAGACTCATTCCCAGGGTCTAACACAGTTAGCATAATGGCCGGGGTTGCAAGAATTGGTGATAAAGACACCAGAAATGACACTAAGAATAATGGTAGTTCTACCGTTTTTGCAAACGGGCTTGGTGTAGTTCGTATTGGAGATAGAGATACAAGAAATGATACAATGGTAGGAGGAAGCTCTACGGTCTTTGCTAATGGTAGGGGGGTTTGTAGAATAGGCGATAGAGACACCAGAAACGATAGTATCCGAGAGGGAAGCTCAGACGTGTTCGCTGGCTAATATAAATATAAACATGGCTACACGAAATACCAGACAATATTCAGATTTTAATCTTCTTTTTTCTTCTCATCCTGTAACTGGTGATGTGACGAGAAAGAACGATGAAGAAGCTGTTAAGCAATCTCTTAGAAATTTAATATCTACGAGACACTACGAGCGTCCCTTTCATCCAGAAATTGGTTGTCAGATTCATGGTCTTTTATTTGAGAACTTTAATCCTGTGACTGCACAGGTTATGAAAAAGACTATTATTGATACTATCAATAAGTTTGAGCCAAGAGCTACGGTGTTAGAAGTTGTACTTAGTGAAAAAGCAGATAATAATGAACTTGTATGTGATATTATTTTTAGATTAAACAACTCTGATAGACCCATCACTTTAACAACACTAATAACAAGAGTAAGATAATGTCTAATCTAAGAATAGCAGAACTTGACTTTGATCAAATCAAGACTAACTTAAAAACGTTCTTAAACGCTCAAACTGAGTTTACGGATTACGATTTTGAGGGCTCCGGTCTATCTACTCT